TATTTCAACGGGTGAATCGCGTATCATCCGTCACATGGGTATCATGGTGAATTTCAAGTCCGCCATCAACGAGTATGCGCGTGCCAATCATGTGTCTGTTCAGAGTATTGATGCCAAGACTATGGCTGAGATTCGTCTAGAAGCTGTGCTAAAAGAAGGTGCAAAGCGATACGGTGTTTACGAAGCGGCCATGACTACCGCAGGTAAGCAGATGCTATCCATGGTGCGCTACACCGAGAACCTTCAGGTTCGCCTAGGGGAAACCTTCAACCCCGCTACGACTGTTGTGGTCATGGAACTGGTGAAGTCCTTCAAGGAAGCATCGGAGTCCATGAAGGCGTGGCAGGATAGCGGCGGGCAGGCCACCTTCGCTAACAATCTGGCGACTGGTGTGGCCACTGTTATTGATTGGTTCAAGTTCCTTGTGGGGGCGATTGGGGAAGCTGAGACAGCGCTCAAGTCCATCGTTGGTGGATTCGCCATGTTCAAGATCGTTGGCTGGGCCACTGAGGGATCAGCGGCTTTCAGCAAGTGGGCTTCCAGCGGAATCAATGCCTTCCGCGCGACGACCATGTCACGGCTTCAATATGCTGCTTCCGCAGAGGTGGCGGCGATAGCTGAGCAAACGGCTGTGAACGCGGAGATCGCAGCTCAGAAGGGCCGGTTCCTAACTAACGAGTTGATCAACAAGCGCACGATGGCCAATATTCGTGTCGCCGAGTCCAATGCTGTGGTGACTGCCACCACTCTCCAGCTTACAGAAGCAGAAACGCTTCGTGGGCAGGCATCCATCATGGCCAATCAGGCGATGGCTGCAATGGGCGGCCCCATCGGTGTCGCGCTTATCGCAATAGCTGCCCTGATCGTGTTGGTTCGAGAATATAGGGATGTTTCGGTGCAGGCGGCTAGGGACGATGTCGCATCCGCAGAAAAGGTGATTGCGAAGTGGCGCGAGGAACTGGCCCAATGGGAAGAACTGGATCGAATTCGTAACAAGGATCAGAAGAAAAAGAAGAAAGAAGAAATCGCCATAGACAACATCCCCGAAGTGCGTAAACTCATTAATGATCTCAATGCGGCCAACAAGAAAATGGCGGAGACCGAGGCTCAGGCCGGCTCGCTTAAACTGGCCCTGAAGGACATCTGGTATGGGCTGACTCATTTTGAGGACGAAAACAACGATACGGCTGGGTCCGCAAAGCAGGCTAGGGATCTTGCTAGGGATGAACTGGCTAAGATCCGTAAAGAGGCTGAGGACTACCGGAAGGGACAGAAGGAAGAAGAAGATCGGGCTAAGAAGGCCGCTGCGGACCGCAAGCGCCAGAACGAAATTGAGGAGGCCTCTGCCGAGCGGCAGCTTTATTTCAAGAAGCAAATGGCCGCAATGAACGAAAAGATCCAACTGGCCCAGGCGAAGACTTCTTCCATGAATGCCATGGACCTTGAGATCAACAAGGTTCGCCTTGACACCGAAAAGGAAATCACCGGCTGGAAGGCTATGAACGCCGACCACGATAAGAACGGCAAAACGAAACTTGAATGGGAAAAGGTTCTTGTTCTTATTTTCAAGGCCCGCCAAGCTGAAGCTGAAATGATCAACGCTATTGAAGGCACCAACGACCGCAAGATATACGACGAAATTCTTGCGGACACCGAGCATTTGAATAAGGCCAACGCCGACGCCACCAAGTCAACTCGTGAACTAACCATGGAGCGTATGCGTGCGCAGAATGCCTTGCTCACAGGGAAGAGCAAACTCAGCGAGGCAGAGCTCATAGAGGCAGTGAACAATCACATGGCAGCCGAGGTTCAGAACTATAAGAACCTCAATGACGCAACTGAAATCTACAATATATCGCTGGCAAAGCTCAATGCCCTTCGTCGTGAAGGTGCGCTGGGAGCCGGTGATTATGAAAGGTTGAAGTTCGGTTTAGACGATGCCAAGAGCGGTGGACTCATGTCTGCCAATGAGCGCCCCGAAGAAAAGTATGCCAGGGATATGGAGCAGCTCATTGCACGCAGGTCCACGATGTCGCTTACCACCTACGAGCGCCAGCTAATCAAACTGAAAGAAACCAGCGGTTCTTCGTGGGCGGCTATGGGACAGGTTGTCAAGGGCTACACGGATCAGACCTCTACTTTACTTGCAGATTACTTCAACGGCACCGCGACCAACTGGCACAAGATGTTCGCCAGCATGGTCAAAGACATGGAAGTGGCTATCATCAAGGCCACCATCATGAAGCCCATCATGGATGGACTGGCAGCGTCCATCTCCAACATGACCAAGGGCGGCGGGATGTCCATGTGGGCCGCGTTCCTGCAGGGTTCCGGTTGGGGAGGGACCGCTGCCCCCGCCGCGTCTGGTAATTACTCCAATGTCGGTAGTGGGCTCAATACAACGGGCGCTGGAGGTTTCACGGGCAGTTTAGGCAGTTCTGTTCAAAATAGCGGCCTTTCTGCGGCCTTTAAGGTTGCGGGCGGGCCTAGCAGCACAACCAAAGCCGCGCAGCCCAGAGGGGCCGGGGACGTTTACCTGAGCGTAACGGTAGCGCCCAACGGCACCGCCCAAACACAGGAAAGCGGATCAAACGAGCAGAGTCTCGCCATGGCTCGCGGCCTTGCGGCAAAGATGCGAGAAGTGATCATGGAAGAACAGCGGCCCAACGGCATCATCTACGACTTTGTGGCGGGAAGGTAATCCATGGCTACTTTCACTTGGCTATCCTCAACTGGCACTTCTGATGACAAGAAGCTGCGCGTCTTAAAAGCGGGGTTCGGAGATGGTTACACCCAGCGGGTCAAGGACGGCCTGAACACGAATCTGGCCAAGTGGTCAGTCGCGTTCAACAACCGGACCACCGCTGAGTCCAACGCCATTGAAGCATTCCTTGAAGCACAGAATGGAACCACGCCGTTTGACTGGACGCCCCCGAACGGCACTTCCAAGAAGTTCATCTGTGACAACTGGAAGCGCACCGAAAATAGTTTCAATCAAGTCACCATTACTGGTCTATTTGAACAGGTGCCCATGTGACCCTTTCTCGGCTAGATCCTGGGTATGTTGACCCTACTCCTCGCAAGGAAATAGCGAGCCTAGACCCCGGTGCCATCATTGAACTCTTCGTTCTTGATGCCAGCGCATCCTATATCGGGGGCGGGCTTACCTATTTCCATGCGGGAACGAACGATGTGTGGGCGAACATTGTCTGGCAGGGCAACACCTATCAGGCGTTTCCGATCAAGGCCGACGGCTTTGAAATCACCGGAAAGGGCACCCTGCCCCGCCCCAAGATCTCAGTAGCGGCGGTTGACGGACTTGTTGGGCTGATGGTCCGGGACTATGAGGATTTGGTGGGAGCGACGCTTATCCGTAAGCGGACCCTGGCCAAGTTCCTCCCCACAGGCTCCAATCCAAATCCTAATGCCTATATGCCGGACGATCTATTCGTCATTGAGCGCAAGTCACTGGAGACCAAGGACTTCATCACTTTCGAACTCGCCAGCAAGATGGACGCGCAGGGCCTGAGACTCCCCCGCAGGGTCATCCAGGCCACCATTTGTCCGTGGGTCTATAAGGGATACGAATGCACCTATGCGGGTGCGAAGGCTACCTGCAACAAGACTTTGAATGATGCTACCGGGGATGGCGGGTGCCTCCAGCATTTCACAGCCACGACCCCGCTTCCCTATGGTGGATTTCCTGGCGCGGGGTTGGTCCGATGACACCTGAGGTATTTTCCCGCGCTCACATCCATGCTATGGAGATGTCTCCAATTGAGTCTGTCGGCGTTGTCATCGATATTAAGGGAAAGGCGGAGTATCGCCGGTGTGTAAACCTTTCAACTGAAAACGATGAAATGGATCTGTGCCCTGATAGTCTTGTAAAGGCCCAGGATGAAGGCCGACTGATTGGCTACATCCACAGCCATGTCGGAGGATCCACGCGTCCCAGTTCCACTGATCGCAATAGCTGCGATGCGACAGGCGTGCCCTGGTGGGTCGTCACAGATGCAAGCCACGAGTGGAGCCGAATGGATCCGCTTGGTCGCCCCGTTGAAGGCCGCCAATTCGTCATGGGGGTGGATGACTGCTGGTCCATTGTTCGTGAGTGGCGGCTTTTCAATTATGGTTGCGAGTTGCCCGACTTCCTTCGTAAGGACAAATTCTGGGAGTTAGGCGAAACTCCTCACCTGGATAATATGCGGGCGGCTGGGTTCCATGAAATTCCCGTGAAGGATATAGAGCCTGGGGATGTCGTTCTTATGGAAGTTGCTGCTCTAACTATTAACCATTGCGCTATCTATATGGGGCATGGTAAGATACTTCATCACCTACCGGGACGTCTTTCTCGTGTGGACGAGTATGATGGCCAGTGGCCGGGCAGAACCAAGATGGCGGTGAGGCATGACTGAAACAACTGAGGTTCGTCTGTATGGCCACCTTCGTGCCAAGTTCGGCGCAAGTTTTCGCTTGGCTGTCAGTTCCCCTCAGGAAGCTATCAAGG